CAGTTGGTAGCGTTTCTTAAGCGCTACTATCAATACATGGAAGAAACCAATGGACCTTCATACGCCATTGAGCAACTACTTTACTTACGTGATATCGACGCCATCTCTAATGAATTCATCGATTACTTACAAAAAGAATTTGCACAAAACGTACCAAAGACTTTAAAAGCAGACAAACGTAAGTTATATAAACACATCATTGATCTTTATAGATCTCGTGGATCTATTCCTTCTTTTGTTTCAGGATTTAGTTTATTATTTGACGAACAGATTGAATTATATTATCCACGCGTTGACATTCTTAAACCATCTGATGGTAAATGGAATCCAGCAACTCAAAAGTGGTTAACAAACGATGGCTTTTTAAGCGATACTAAATACCTTCAGGACTCATATTATTATCAGTCTTTTTCTTATGTTATTAAGACTGGTCAAGGCCTAGCAGTTTGGAGAGACTATGTCAAAAAGATTCTTCACCCAGCTGGGTTCCGTTTCTTTGGAGAGATTCTTATTCAAAGTTCTGCTAGAGGAACAATGAATTTAATACCAAGAAACGCTGGTACCGCTGATACACCTCCATTTGTTATTACAACAAGTATTGCTAAAGTACCATTAAGTGCAATAACAGTAGATGTGGTAAAAGAAATTACAGCATTGAACGCAATCAAGGCTGGTCCTACTTTGAAACACTTAGATCAGACCGAGTCTACAAACGAATCATCGATTTACAACTACTACGATATTACGGTTGGAGATGCTATCAAGGGAGAGGATACTAACTTCGTATTCCCTGCAAAAGTTGAAGCACCAGATAACACAAATCCTTCTTAATAATCGAATAAATAACAGGAACAACACTAACTTTAAGTGGAACTAAAAAATGGCCGCAATTATTACCTCTAATTTTCGTTTAGATAATGCAAAGAGCTTCTTGTCTGATGTAAGTACAAGAAGTCTTTATATGTTTGTTGGTAGATCTGAACCTTGGGTTAACTCAACAACCGGTTTAAATGATGATACCGCTATTCCTACTCCTAAGGATAGACACTCAGATCTTACTGATGCATGGCAAAAAATGTCTGCAATGAAGAAGATTGGTTTATCAGATACTACTCCAACTGTACCTCGTTATAGCTGGGTTTCTGGTCAAACATACGCTGAATATGATGATCAAGATGATACATTAACTACTAAGCGTTACTACGTTATCACTGACGAATTCAACGTTTATAAGTGCCTAAAAGCCGGCTCTGGTCCTTCTGTTGTTAAACCAACTGGCCAAGCTCTTACATTAGATCCTCGTCCAGCGGCTAACGGTGGCGATGAAGAGACTGATGGATACTTATGGAAGTTTATGTACACATTAACTGGTAACGACGTTACTCGTTTCTTAACATCTACATTCTTACCAGTTCGTACTCTGTTATCTGATGACGGTACTGTTCAATGGAACGTACAACAAGCTTCAGTTAAAGGCGCAATCTATCGTATTAAAGTTATTAACGGTGGTGCTGGTTACACATCAGTACCAACAGTTACTATTGATGGTAACGGTTCTGGAGCAGCTGCAACAGCGGTTGTTTCTGGTGGTGTTGTAACATCTATCTACTTAACATCTATTGGTGCAAACTATAGTTACGCAAAGATTACAATTAGTGGAGGCGGTGCTACAACTACAGCAACGGCCCGAGCAGTTGTAGCACCAGGAAATGGACATGGTTCTGATCCAGTTGCAGAGTTAAATGGCGTTTACACAATGCTTAACGTACGTTTAACAGGTGCTGATGGTACAGGTGACTTTAATATTGATAATGATTATCGTCAAATCGGTTTAGTCATTGATCCATACGATTATGGAACAACAACAGTTGCAACTGCTACTACAAAGTACGTAGCTCGTACAATCACCTATACAGGTTTAACAGGAGGCTCACTTACTCCTGACGCTATTATTACTCAATCATCTACTGGAGCAAGTGCAGTTGTAGATTCAGTAGATAGTACTAACGGTATTATTCGTTATCACCAAAATGAATCTACTGGTTACAAAGCATTTACAGTTGGTGGTACAATTACTGCCGGCGCGGTTTCTGCTACTATTTCAGCTTTAGGAAATCCAGAAGTTGCATTATTTAGTGGTAAGATCTTATACTTAGAAAATAGATCACCAGTATCAAGAGCTGCAGATCAAACAGAAGATATTAAGTTAGTAGTAGAATTTTAAGGAAATATTAAATGGCTCTGAATTTTAACGTCGGTCCATACTATGACGACTTTGATGAAAAGAATAAATTTTATCGTGTTCTTTTTCGTCCTGGCGTAGCTGTTCAAGCTCGTGAATTAACACAGCTACAAACAATTCTTCAAAACCAAGTTGGTAGATTAGGTGAACACCTTTTTGAAGAAGGTGCGATGGTTATTCCTGGACACTTAACATATGATGATAAGTTTTCATTCATCAAACTACAAGACAACAACTCTGGCGGAACAAGCGTTGAAACTTTCAGAGCAAACCTAGTTGGTAAAACATTTACTGGTGGTACTTCAGGTATCACTGGTACTGTTGTAACTACTACTGCTAGAACAGTTACTGATCCATTAACAATTTATGTAAAGTATAACAAAGCTGCTTCAGATAACATCTCTAAAACAGCTGCGCAAGCAGAGACTCTTACGTTCTCTGGCGCTGAAGGTTACACAGCATTAGTTGAAAATACAACTACAGCAACAGGTTATGGAACGTCCGTAACAGTTGACTCTGGTATCTACTATGTTAATAAAACATTTTGTAAAGTAGAAACTCAGCGATTAATTATCTCTAAGTATGATCAACAAGCTAACTGTAAAGTTGGTTTTGATGTTTACGAAGAGAAAGTTACTCCACAAAACATTAACACCGTTTTCCCAGATCCAACTACTCGCCCAAATATTCTTGATAACTCAGCTGGTACACCTAACTATACTGCACCAGGTGCGCATCGTTACTACATTGAGTTAAGACTATCTCAGCGTACTTTAACTGATACAGCGCTTACAAACTTCGTTCAACTTATGCAAGTTGAATATGGTTCAGTTACAAAGTTATCACTAAACACTAACTACAACATCTTGGAAGAAACACTAGCTCGTCGTACATACGATGAGTCTGGTAATTATGTTGTTCGTCCATTCCGTATTAACGTACGTGAGCATTTAAACACTGGCACAAACCGTGGTGTTTACTCAGTAGCTCAAGGTGGTCTTGAGTCTAAAGTTGCTGTTGGCTTAGAACCAGGCAAAGCATATGTTCGTGGTTTCGAATTAGAAACACTTACAACAAACTATGTCCCGGTTGATAAAGCAAGAGATGCAGCTCAAGTAAACAACGTTGCTGTTCCATTCTCACTTGGCTCATACATCATTGCAGATAACATTTATAATCTGCCAAACGTTTCTTCTTTCATTAAAGTTTCATTACGAACAGTTGCAACAAACACAAGTCGTGGTAACTCTGTTGGCGCTGAGATTGGTACAGCTAGAGTTCGTGTTATTGAGTACTACTCTGGAACTGTTGGTGAAATAGTTTCTGGTAGAGGAACTACAAAATATAAAATCTTCCTATTCGATATTAAGATGAATACTGGTCAAGATTTTAAAGACGTTAAATCATTATACAGCGGTGAAACACCAGTATTCACTGCAGACGTTGTCTTAGATGGCGTTGTTGATATTGTTTCAGGCTCTACAACATATGTTGCTCAACTTAAAGATGCATCTACTAATTCTTTAATTGTGCAAATGCCTTATGAGACAATTAAGACTATCCGTTCTGCTGATAGCTCAATTGATACTAACTACTATGTACGTCGTGTTTACAAAGGTACATTATCATCAGGTCAAGCTTCATTAACTGCTGGTGTTAACGAGCAATTCTTAAATCCATACTCTGCAGTTGATTACTCAATGGCTATTGATTCAACTGGCGCAGTGATTAACTTAAATTCATTGCATTCAGATGGTACACCTCGTGTTACTATTGGTGGTACACCAACTGGTAAGAACTTATTAGTTCGTGTTAATGACTTAGGCTTAACAACTCAAGCTTTTACAATCATTGCTACAGTTTATAAGTCTTCAGCTCAAGAAAAATCAAAGACATTAACAACTACATCTGTTGCGGTTTCAGTTCCAAACACAACTCCTGGAAACAGCGATCTATTATATAAGTCAGACATCTATGAACTTACTAAAGTTTATATGTCACCTGACTTAAGCACTGCTGCAACTACATCACACACAGATGTCACAGATCGTTATTCATTAGACAATGGGCAAAGAGATAACTTCTACGATTTAGGTCGTATTACACTTAAGCCAGGAAAGTCTGCACCAACTGGTCGTTTATTAGTACAATTTAAGTATTTCTCACATGGTGCTGGTGATTACTTCTCTGCTGACTCATACACTGGTCAGATTCCATATGATAACATTCCATCATTTACATCTAAAGATACAGTCTATCAATTACGTGATTGTTTAGACTTCCGTCCACGTGTACGTGATGATGGTACTTCATATGTTAACGACGCTGGTACTACAAATGGTACAGGTGCTTCTCTATCAGAGATCGTTAAAGTTGGTGATGCAGTAAGAGCAGACTTACAATACTACTTAGCTCGTATCGATAAAGTTTATATCGACTTCAAAGGTAACTTTGGTGTAATTAGAGGTGTTTCTGCACTAGAACCAACTACACCTCGTGATCCAGATGATGCTATGGTTCTTTATAAGCTATACTTGAACCCATACACATTTGGACCAAGCGATGTAATTCCAACTATCATCGATAATAAGCGCTACACAATGCGCGATATCGGTAAGTTAGAGTCACGCATTAAGAACCTTGAGTACTACACATCTCTATCACTATTAGAGAAAGAAACAGCTGACTTACAGATTCTTAACCCAGTAACTAATGTTGATCGTTATAAGAACGGTTTCATAGTTGATCCATTCTATGGTCACAATATTGGTGACTCTGGAAACGCAGATTACCACGTTTCTATCGATGCAGAAAACGGAGAATGCCGTCCACAATATTATGAAGACGCTATTCGCTTAGAGTATAACGGTGCTGGTGTAAACGTACAACGTACTGGCGATTTAGTAACTCTTCCATATACTCACACTAGTTTAATTAATCAACCGTACGCTTCTGAGACTGTTAACGTTAACCCATACTTAGTATTCACTTGGTTTGGTGACTTAATTCTTTCTCCGTCAGGCGATGATTGGAAAGATACAGAAACTCGTCCAGATCTTATTGTTGATAATCAAGGATTATTCACAGTTGTTGAAAACTTAGTAGATCCTGCAGGTGTTTTAGGAACTGTTTGGAATGAGTGGCAAACTCAATGGACTGGTAGAACAGTTAGCGAAGCCCAAGTAGGTAGAACAGTTAATACGATTGAAACTATTCAGTCTTCTCAGGCGCGTTCAGGTATTCGTACATCTGTAGCTCCTGATACAATTCAAACATCTCTTGGCGAACGTATCATTGATATTCGAATGGTTCCATTCATTCGTGCACGTAGAGTACGTTTCAAAGCAGTTGCATTAAAACCAAATACACGTGTTTGGCCATTCTTTGATGGTGTAAACGTTGGCAACTTCTGTAAGCCACGTGGATTTACTTCTGTAGTTGATGACGCTGTAGACGTTGAGCCAAACCCAGAAGCAGTTCGCCACCCAGACTTAACGGCAGGTGATATTACATCTGGAACAAATGCTTTAATTACAGACGCTAATGGTACTATTGAAGGCGAGTTCTATATTCCTAACACAGAAACTTTACGTTTCCGTACAGGTACAAGAACATTCCGTCTATGCGATTCAGCGACTGCAAACGCTATTGAAATTACTACATCAACAGAGCGTAACTACACAGCTTCTGGTTTATTAGAAACTCGTCAAGAAGTTGCTCTTCGTGAGCCTAACTTTATCCGTACAGACGTTGCAGATATTCGTACAGTTTCTACAAGTACAATCATTGCTTCACGAGTTGTAGATCCATTAGCACAAACGTTTACTGTTGATACACCTGGTGGTGCATTTATCAGTAAAGTTGATCTTGCATTCCGCACAAAAGACGCAACTCTTCCAGTTACTGTTCAAATTCGTACGGTTGAGAATGGTTATCCAACTTCTATTATTATGCCATTTGCTCAAGTGACTAAACTTCCATCTTCTGTGCAAATTTCAAATGACGGAAGCGCCGTAACAACATTTACATTCCCATCATTAGTATACTTACGCCAAAACGTTGAGTACGCTTTAGTAGTATTAGCAGACACACAGAATTATAACTTATGGACTGCTACACTTGGTGAGTTTGACGTAGCAAGTGGTAACCGTATCTCTCAACAACCTTACATGGGTTCTTTATTCAAGTCTCAAAACGGTTCAACATGGACTGCTGATCAGTTATCAGATATGAAGTTCATTATGTATCGTGCAAGCTTTAATACATCTGTGACTGGTGGAGCATTATTTGAGAACGCTGAAGTTCCATTACGTAGACTACAAAACAATCCAATCTACACAACAAATGGTTCAGCGGTTGTGAGAGTTTACCATCCTAACCACGGTATGACTGATACTTCTTACGTAATTATTAGTGGTGCTTCTGGAACAGACGTTAATGGAATCCCAATCGCAAGCGTTAACGGTCAACATCAAATCTATGACGTTGAGCAAGATTGGTATAAGATTACTATGGGCGCAGCGGCTACATTAACAGGTAACGCTGGTGGCACTGCAGTATTTGCAACCGAGAATAAATCAATCACAGTTATTCAACCAACTATTAACCACATTGTTTTACCAGAAACTTCATGTGCATTTACAATGAAGCTTACAACTGGTAAATCATTAGCAGGTAATGAGTCATCTTATATCAAAGATGTTAACTATCGTCAAGTTATTGCTAACCAAAACTACATAGTTGATCGTCCATATATGATTGCATCTCAAGTTAATGAAACACAGAAGATGACTGGTGCAAAATCATTTGAGTTAGTTGCTGCATTAACATCTTCTCAGGAAAACGTTTCTCCTGTGATTGACCTTGAGCGTGTAACAGTGTTTACAATCTCTAACCGTATTGATAACCCACAAGTTCGTGGTGGTACAGATACTTCAAAGAATCAAGTTGATAACTACGTTAGTGAACTTTCACCAACAGGTGGTTCAGCATTAAGTAAGTACATTACTAAAAAGATTACTTTAAGTTCTGCTGCTAGTTCTTTACAGGTTGTATTTGGCGCTAACCGTCCAGATGGTGCACTAATCGAAGTGTACTATAAGACTGCTGTTACTGGTTCAGATACGCGTATTGAAGATAAGGCATGGTTACAAATGAATCCTGACTCTTTAGTAACTACATCTGAAAACGTAAGAGAATTTAAAGACTATACATACACTGTAAACGACATTGGTAACTATACAGTGTTTTTAATTAAAGTTGTATTTAAATCTACTAACAGTGCAAAGGTTCCACGTATTCGTGACTTTAGAGCAATCGCACTTGGTACATAATTATGCAATACTTGCAAGTTGAAGATAGACAAAATTTAGTAAGAGACGTGATGACCGGAGCTATCATTAACACTGATAGCGAAGGTTTGACTAAAGCTCAACAAATTGCACGTAAAGCTTATGAAGAAAAACAAAAATTAGCTAGACTTGAAGAAAAAGTTGAGCGTCAAGAACAAACACTAGAAGAAATAAAGCAACTATTGCTTAAAGCATTGGAGAAATAATGTCAATCATTTCCGTAACAGATTTTGATACCTTTGGCGATTGGAAAACAAAGACAAATAGTATTGCCACTCAAGTTGGTGATCTCGCTTTGTTACAAACAGCAGCCAATGGATCTATTGTAGCGGCTATTAACGAATTAAAAGGTGGTAACGTTGGCAACATTAACGTTACTGGTACATCATATAATGTAGACTTAAATGGTATTCGTCGTATTGCCATCATTGATACTGGTGCTATTGATTTAGCAAGTAACGTTAACGCAACTGGTAACTTTACTGCTGGTGGATTTGGTTCGTTCGGTGGACGC